AATATTATTAACTTAAATGATTGTGGAGAAGCTATGGCTGCTCTTGGTAACAAGGATTTAGACCTTGATGCTATCTATGACTCTATTAGGAGAAACTCAATTGTCTAGTAAAATAAGAGAGCTAGAGAAAGCTTCGATTAGTCAAAATAATGATGCTAAGTATCAAGAGATAATGAATGAACTTTGGACCGCTTATCAAGATCGGTATGGGTTCCAAGAAAAAACTAATTTAAAAAGACCTGTACTGGTAGAAGTAGATGGAGAATATACCGTTGTGCTACTAGATGAGAAAGACTTAAAGGAGCTGAAATGAATAACTTATTAATTAGCGAAGCTTTAAAAGTTCTATCAGATAGTAGAGAAGTTATACTCCAAGATAGAAATAAGCCTATTAATGCAGAGAGGATTTCTGGAGTACGCGTTAAGCGAATCAATGCTAGGTCTATGCCTTATGCAGATAGACATAGAGGTAATTGGTTTAAGCCTGAATATGATTTAACTGAAATCCAAATAGCTCAAGATACTGATGCTTTCTTATTCAAAGCTATTCAAAAGAAAGTACAGCGCTTTGTTTTAGCAGGTTGGGAATTCGTAGGTAATGATAGAGAGACTGTTGATTATATCAAGCGTAGGATTAAAGAGATTGAGTTAGTCTCTGGTCAGCCCTTTGATTTATTGATGTCTGATTTGGCCCATGATCTCATTAGATACTCTAACTGTGCCTGGGTAAAGGTGCGTAGTAAAGATGCATCTACAGGCAAAGTTAGACAGCTAGATGGGGCTAGTTTAGATCCAGTTGCAGGTTACTATATTCTGCCATTCGAAAACCTTTGGTTTAAGATTAAGAGGAATGGCGAGATCAAGAAAGTAATGCAAGAGCAACCTAATACTGGTGAGTGGAAAGAGTTTTCTCCTGAAGATGTTATTCACTTCTATACTAATAGAAAACCTGGGTTCACTATGGGGACTCCAGAGATACTTCCAGTACTAGAAGATTTAGCTTTGCTTAGAAGAATGGAAGAATCTATCGAGAATATGATTGATAGTAACTTGCATCCTTTGTTTCACTACAAGGTTGGTAACGACAATATGCCTGAACGTTATAGTCCTGATGGTATTAAAGAGTCTGACTTAGTTAAGCAGACAATCGAGTATATGCCTTCTGGAGGCGTATTTGTATCCGATCATAGACATAATATCGAAGTAGTAGGCGCGCAGGGTAAAGCATTAGATATTAGAGATTATTTAGATTACTTCAAGAAGAGAGTTTATGCAGGGCTCGGGGTATCACCCATAGATATGGGCGAAGGCGATATGGCTAATAGAAGTACTGCAAATACTTTATCTAAGATAGCAACCCAAGATGTAGAAGCTTTACAGAAGAACGTTAAGACTTTTATTGAGACTTACGTGATTAATGAGCTTTTACTAGAGGGTGGTTATGATGACGCCTTAACGAATCCAGAGAAAACAGTTTATATTAGATTCGGCACTGTAGATAAAGAAGAGCGCGCTAAAGATGAGAACCAAACTATTCAGCTTTGGCTTAACAATCTCATTGGTGAGAAAGAAGCTCGTAAGCGCTTAGGAGAACAACCAGTAGAAGATGCAGATAGAGACTTAACTTACTTTAAGCTTTATCAAGAGCCATTAGCTTTATTAAAAACTATGGGCGCATTTACAGCAAGCTCACAAGCCTTAGCAGAATCACCAACTTCAGCTATTACTAAAGAAGGTGTTGCTAAAGAAGAGGCTCAGGCAAAGAGCGCTTCTAGAGAAACTAGAGGTGCTAAACCTGAAGAGCCTCAAGGAGCAAGAAATCTATCTAACAATAGGTCAAGACCCGCCAATCAAAACGGAGAGAGATTGGCTCCGAAATATAACTCAGATATTGAGTCTTTATTTAAAGAAATTGAATCTGGAAAAAATATACTTGATCTTTTGCATAATCTTGAAATAAATAAATAAATAATTTATTTTAAATACAAAAGAGGTTAATTCATGTCTAAAATTATTAAATACAATGACTACATTCAAATTAATCCAGATGAGCGAATTTTAACTTTAGATAAAGAACAGAAGATTGTTTTGACAGATTCTCTTCTTACTAGAGCTTATACTCAGGGAAAAGGTTTGCTTGTAACTTATGATCTTTCTCACTCAGGAAGAAAGATTAATAATAGAGTTTATTCTACTCAGGGGCAGCAGAGAGGTATTGATTCTCTGACTAACCCTTATCCAAAGCCAATCTTAAAGAACCATGATCAACATAGCGAGCCTGTAGGTCGTTTCGTATCTGGTGTTTGGCAAGAGACTACTGATGGATTAGAGCAGTTCTTTAGTAGCCAAGATTCTTTTATTGATTTTAGGAATGCTTTTATTGAAGACAACCCTAAGAGGATTTATCAGTCTTTAAAGAAGAATAACCTTTTAAATGATAAAAAGTGGCCCGGCTTAGGTCGCATGAGAGTGCAGGCAAATATTACAGATGAAGACGCGATTAAAAAGTTCCTTGATGGTCGCTATCTTACTTTTAGCGCAGGTAGCACTACTAACCGCCACGTATGTTCTATTTGCGACAACGATTGGGCTACAGACGGAATTTGCGAGCATAGACATGGCGAGCAATATGATGGAGAAACCTGTGTATTCATTACAGGAGACTTCATTGTTCTTGAGGGCAGTATTGTTAATACCCCTGCTGATGATCTATCACAAGTCTTAGCAATGGAAATCACAGACTCTCTTGATAATACTCAAGATACTAAGAGAGATAATCTACAAGAAATCATTCTAACCGATTCACTATTTGATACAGGAGATCAAAATGGCTTACAAGCAGACCAAGAACGCACCGATGATGCCACCAAAGAAGAAGAAAGCTCCAGCAAAGAAAAAGAAGATGAAGTAAAGTATGACCACTCTATGGCTCTGAGCGATGAAAACATGATGGAGCTCCATGAAAATGGAGAGACATATGTTAAACAAAGCTCAGGCAAAGAGAGAATGGTTATTAAAGTAACTTACTCTGGAAGTATGGAAAAAGATTTTCTGGAGACGGAAGAGATTTTTTCCTTGACAGGGCTGATCGAAGATGAGAAAACCTTTAAAGTCCCCGCCGGGGCAAAAGGGAATGCTCAACAGGTACTCGACTGGAAAGCTAAGTACGGCTCCGAAGTCAAGGGGATGACGCCGGTTGGCTGGGCCCGAGCCAGACAACTGGCTACTAAAGCTGAGATTGGCTTGTCGACTGTTAAACGCATGGCGGCGTTTAACAGGCACAGGAAGAACGCTGCAGTTGCTCCTGAGTACAAGAGTGAGCCTTGGAAGGATAGAGGCTACGTAGCTTGGCTCGGCTGGGGAGGAACAAGCGGAATCGACTGGGCAGTCAAGATCAGCGCTGCAAATGACTCAGCCGAAACTGAGTCATTAAGTCAAGACGCTTCACGCTCCTCCCCTGAAGGCAAGGGAGCTAAGACTCCAGCTAAACCTTCTGAGAGAATCAAAGGCTCTAAGGTTAACGCTGAAGGTTCTGCTTCTAAAGCTTCTGGAAAAATTGAAGTTGGCTCCGTGCTTAACTCTCTAAAGGAGAAAGCTAAAGCTCATAACGAAAAGCATGGCAGCGAGAAGGGCAAGAAGGTTTCTCTTGGCATGCTTAAAGCTGTATATCGTAGAGGAGCTGGCGCATTCTCAAGTACACATAGACCTGGAATGTCTCGTTCTGGTTGGGGTGTAGCTAGAGTAAATGCGTTCCTAAAGCTAGTAGCTAGCGGAAGACCATCTAACCCTAAATACACCGTAGATAATGATCTATTACCAGCAGGGCATCCTAGAAAGAGTTCTGCGAAGAAGGAGAAGAACATGGATAACGAAGAGCTAGAGATTCAAGTAGAAGGCAATGAGGATCTTCTTGAAGTGGCTGATGAGCCTACAGAGGCTCAGCAAGCTCAGTTCGATGAAGCTCCCGATATGGAAGATTCTGAAGTTGTTATCGATGATGATATCGACTGGGAAATTCTTGATCTTGCATTACAAGCCTTAACAATTGAAATGGACGCTATGCTCTCAGCAGAGAAGCGTAACGCATTACCTGAGTCTTCTTTCTGTGGGCCTAATAGAAGTTTCCCTATTCCTGATTGCGCGCACGTGACCGCAGCTAAGCGTTTGATTGGCAGAGCTAAAGCTTCTGATGCAACCAAAGCTAAGATCATGGCTTGCGTAAATAAGAAGGCTTCTAGAATGAGTTGTGAGTCTTCTGAGAGTAAAGATTCTGTTGATGTTCGCTTTGAAGAATTGCAGGCTAAATATGATAATCTTGCAAATCAATTCAAAGAACTGCTAGCTAAATTTATTAATGATAATAAAGTAGAAGAAAAAATTGATATTGTGGATAATAATATTGTAAATGAACTTGAAATTAACAATAATCCTGTATCTAATAATATTCTTGACAAAAAAGTAGAGAATCCTTCTAATCATGCACAAGAAGAAAAAGTAGTTACTGAAGATACAACTGTTATTGCAACGAAGAGCCTAGATGATAATCTGGGAGCTTATGAGAAAAAAGTTGTAGAGACTTATAGAAATATCCTAAATAAAGATGGTGAAGAGTTTGCAGACAACTGGTTCTCAACTCAAGCCAAATACCTACCCCGTGGCTTTAATCCTAAGAATTTTTAATAGAAAAAAGATTTAATCTTTTAGGAGAATAAATATGGCTATTAGTCGTTTCCAGAGTCGTTTCAAGACCCGTACTGATCTAATGGATCACTTAACACCC